CAAAAGAATTATGGCTATTGGAAAGATAAGGATATAGGTAATGCTGAAAGTGAATTTTTTGCCGAAGTTAATTCAGCTGTTGCTACTAATCCAGAATCATTAGAATTAATAAAAAAATACTTTCCGATTTCGTATAAAAAATATTGGGAAGTAGTTAAGTTGATTAATAAATAAGCGACTATTTCCATAGTCGTTTTTATTTTGTCTCCCAAGACGTTAAATGCGAGGTTATATAGGCTCCCAAGCCTTAAAATGCGAGGAGGTAAACATGGAAAACGATGAAAATCAAACTCAATCTGAAGAAGTAAAGGACGAAGTTCAACCAAAGGCCAAGGAAGAACAATCAGTTACGAAACAGATTGAGAAAATGCGTAAACGTATTGATCGAGAAGTTGGTCAACGAAAAGCGTCAGAAGATTTAAACAGTAAGCTCAAAGAACAGGTTAAGACTTTAACTGAAAAACTCAATTCTCAAAACCAATCTGAAAAAGATGACGGTGCAGACGATAAGGAACTAAATGAGTTCAAGAAAGAGAATGACAGTCTTAAAGCTCAACTCGTTCGTAGAGATCAAATGGATACAGTAGCACAGCAATTTAGTCAAGCAGGTGTGATTGTACCTAAAGAGGTTCTAAAGCTTGTTGTACCCTCTGGAATTGACGAAAAAAAGGTTTCAGAGAACATGAAAGCTCTTAGTTCTTTCTATGACGAAGTTGTTAAGAGAACTAAGCAAGAGTTTCTTAAAGGCGAAACACCATCAATCACAGGCAGTGATACTAAACCTTTTGATCGCTCGAAAGTTAGAAAGATTTCTGATCCAGTTAAACGGGTTCAGATGATTCAAGAACATTTAAAAGATTATAGATAGGAGAAATAATTAAATGACTGTAGATGGAAATGTAGTTACTAGTGATAAATTAGTAGCACACTCAATTGATTTTGTAGAACAATTTTCTGATAACGTAAAGACTTTACTTGGTGCGATGGGACATGTTCGAATGCACCCAATGGCATCAGGGACACAAATTCAAACCTATAATAAAGAAACAAAAGAAGCTGCTAGTCGAACGGTAGATGAAGGGGAAGTAATTCCGTTAACGCAAGTTAACAAAGGATAAAGTTTATACTTTAAGTCTGACTGACAAGTTACGAAAAGTAACTACTTTTGAAGCAATTCAACAAGATGGATTTGATCAAGCCGTAACATTTACTGACCAGCGACTCTTATCCATTGCTCAAAAAAATGCTAAAAAGGACTTCTTTTCAGCTTTAACCAGCAAAGGAACTACAACTACTTCTGGTAATGCTTTACAAGGAGCAATTTCTAATGGCTTAGGCAAGTTAGCGGGGTTATTTGAAGACGTTGATAATGTTGGAACTACTATTGTTTATGCTAACCCAAGTGATGTATATGGTTACTTGGGCAAGGCACAAATTACTACTCAAACTGCCTTTGGCTTGAAATATCTACAAGACTTTTTAAATGCTGATGTAGTATTTTTAAGTACTTCAATTCCAGAAGGTAAGGTTGTGATGACTGTAGATAATAACATCAATTTCTATTATGTAGATATGCACGGACAAGCAGGTAATGCTTTTAATATGACGGTAGATGAAACTGGCTTAATTGGTGTAACTCATAGTAGACTTGATGATTCATTAAGTTATCAAACAGTTGCAGCAGGAGGCTGGTTAATTTTGCCAGAAAGAACTGATGGTATTGTAACTTCATCTATTACAGTACCTAAACAACCTCAAGACGGTGTCAATGGCACTAAAAATTAAGCGAGGTGGTCTAGATGATTGACCAATTATCTAAAGTCAAGATTGCACTTCAACTTAAAACTAATGAGTATGATGATTTACTTGAAATTTATCTGGAGGATGCAACTGATGCTTTAAAGTTACTCTTATCAATTAATGAAGACCTTCCACAATCGTTAGAACATATTGTGCGTGCAGTTGCCGTAAAGAAGTTTAATCGACTTAAAAACGAAGGTATGGCGTCTTATAGTCAAGACGGAGAAAGCATTACTTTCAATTCTAATGATTTTGATGACTTTAAAGATGAGATTGAGCAGTATCGTCAAGATAATAATGGTCTTAATCAAGGGATGTGGGTGAATCCATATGAGGTATGACACGATTGTTAGCTTGTTTAAGAATTCTGATGACAAATACGATCCACGTACTCATAAACACAATGCTGAACCTATTCTTGTTGATTCATTTTTTGCTAATGTTACTGATTTAGGTCTTAAGAACCAAGTTCAGTTACTAGGTGGAATTAAGCAAGGCACTAAAACCGTTAGACTAAAAGAAAAGGTAGCTAATGATTGGGATTACTTAACGATTGATGGCGATGATCTAAAATATCGTTTCATAAGCTCGTTAAGTGTTCAAAAAGGTTATGCAGTGATTGTGGGTGAAGACGTTGGGATATGAGGTTAAATTAGAAGGATTGGAACTAACAATCAGCAAACTTGACACTAAAAGGCATACTGGTCCTCAAATTCGTAATGTAGTTATGAAAAATGCTGCTAAGTTGCAAACTATGACTAAGACCAACATGACTAGAGCGTATAAGAAAGGCTATTCTAAAGGAACAACCAAAGAGAGTACTGATTTAACTCTTGAAGATGGTGGTATGACTGCAATAGTTGCACCTCATACAGAGTATTTTCCTTATATTGAGTATGGAACAAGATATATGGAAGCTGAACCAGCACTTAATCCTGCTTTTCAGAAAATTAAACAAGATTTTTATAAAGATGTAATGGATTTGATTAATAAATGATTGAGGTACAAGAAGAGCTTTTTGATAGACTTTATTTTTTTGCACAAAATGAGCTAGGTTTTGATACTTACGACTCATTGCCAAGAGACGGGACTAAGTACCCGTTTGTTGAAGTTGCAGAAACGAATTTAGTTTCTAACGATTTAAAAAACGCATATTCTGGAACGATTACTCAAACACTTAACGTTTGGGGCGACCAAGATATGCGTTTTTTAGTTGCTCAAATAATGAATAAGTTATGTGTAAATCGTGTAAAAAGCGATCATTGCATATTCGACTTAAAAAATATGCAAAAAAGAATATTACCCGATTCAAGCGTTCCTAATACTCGACTATTTCACGGTATTTTGACGCTTGAATTTGTTTATACGAAAGGAAAGTTTTAAATGGCAGAAGTTCAAGCATTAGCCGGTAAGCGAATGGTTTCATATTTTCGCTTATTGAAAAATGCAACAAAAGAAAAAGCTGAAATTGTTCCGCTTGAAGGAGATTCAAGTATCTCTTTCAAGCGTAGTTCTAAATCAACAACTACTAAGTCTGGAAATATTTCAACTAGTGCAGGATTAACGACTGAAATTGACCAAACCTTTTATGAAGGTATTTCTAAAGTTTCAGACGAATTCTATGACGCCATTCTTGACGATGAAGTTGTGGAGTATTGGTTAATTAATTTAGACCGAGTAAACGATAAAGGACAGTTTTGGGCTATTTATGCAAGAGCCAAGGTTACAGAAGATAAGCCGAGTTACAAGGCTGATTCCACAGCAGAACGTTCTCCAAAGATGGAAGTTATTGGTACTCCACGTAGAGGCTATTTAACTTTAAGTGCTTATGACCAAGACATGCTTGCATATGCATTCCGTGGAATCGATAAAATCACTGATACACCTAAGGAAGACGGTACTGATGGTGGTGGTTTAGCTTACGAAAATAATGATCGAACTAAAGACCATGTTCCAACTTCAACAGATGACCAAACTGCCAATCAAGGAGGTAACGCATAATGCAAATTAAGATTGATGGAAAAGAATATGAATTAAATTTCGGAGTTCGTTGGGTTCTTTTAATGAATAAAAAGTATCACGCAGCAGATGCTGGTTTAGATCAAGGCATGGGAATTACGCAAGCTGTATCTAGTCTTACTCAATATGAACCAGAAGGTCTGGCAGAAATTTTATTAACTGCAACTTGGATTAATAAGAGCCGTCCAACACTAGAAGATATTTATCACTACTTAGAAACAAATGCTGATATTGCTAAATTGTGTGACGCAATTATGAAAGAAATTAAAGAAGCTAATGCAACTAAAGCAGCAGTAAAAAACGTGCTAGAGGCTGTGAAAAAGAGACAAAGAGCTTTATTGAAGAATTCAGAGAAATTAGATTAAACTCTCTCGCTTATTTAGGATTTCACAGCCTTAGAGATATTGATGCAATGACAATTGCAGAGTATGAGTTGCGAATGGAGGCATATAACCTACAGCAGGTTGAAAAGCAGTATGATGCTGCAACTTTAGCTTGGATGAACCGGAATGCACAGGCATTTGATAAAGATGGTAATGCAGTCTTTACGGATTTTAATGAATTTTTTGATAGACAAGATGCAATTGACCAAGTTAGAAGCAGTTTTGAACCTAATTATCAACCTGAAACAAAAATCAAGAAAAAACATGCAAGTAAGCAGGACATCATGCTGAAACGTATTAGAGAATACCAAAAACTACACCCAAGGAAAGGAGCTAATTAATGGCTGGATCAGAAGAAAATTTAAGCATTAAGGCAATCCTTTCCGCAGTAGATCAAGGCTATACAGCTGGACTAGATGCAGCAGCTGCTAAAGCTAAAAGCTTTGGTGATGTAACAAACAATGCTTTTAAAGGTATTGGTACGGGCATGATGGTAGTTGGCACAGCAGTTACTGCAATGGGTGTAACTTCCATTAAGTCATTTGGGCAATTTGAAGCCAGTTTGAATCAAGCAGCAGTTGTAGCTGGTGGTACTGCTAAAGATATTGGTCAACTTGATGACCTGGCTAATAAAATGGGTGCTGATTTGCCACTTTCTGCTCAAGATTGTGCTGATGCCATGATTGAAATGGCTCGTAATGGTGCATCTATTGGAGACATTAAGAAACAGTTCCCAGCAATTGCTCAAGCTGCGACTGCGGCAGGTGCAGATATTAAAGCAACAGCTGGTGTTGTACAAGAAGCAATGAATATTTGGGGTAAATCTTTGGATTCACCTCAACAAGCAGCTGCTATTTTAGTTCAGACTGCTAATGCGTCAAACGCTAGTGTTGAAGATATGCAACAAGCTCTTGCTACTATTGGTGGTTCAGCTGGTCAAGCTGGTATGAGTTTACAAGTTACATCTGAAGCAATCGGTTTACTGACTAACAAAGGATTTTCTGCTGCACAAGCTTCTATGGACTTGAACCATGCTATTTTACAAATGATGGCACCATCAAAGGTAGCTAGTGACGCAATGGCTAGTTTGGGTATTAGTTTTACTGATGCACAAGGGAAGATGAAAAAGTTTCCAACTATTCTAGCAGAATTGAATCAAGCATTGAATGGATTAAATCCATCAGAAAAAGCCCAGAAACTTAAAGCAATGTTTGGTACAGCTGGTATGCAAGCTATTGTTCCATTGCTTGAAACAATTAAAAATAAAACAAACGATAGTAAAGTTTCATGGGATGCTTATGCTAAAGAACAAGATAAGGCAGCTGGATCAACTAAACGTGCCAATGCATCTTTAAAAGAACAAGCTAACGAAATGCAAAAAAATGTTGGATCAAGCATTGAGCAATTGGGCGGTAATTGGGAATCACTTCGCAATAAGTCAATGAAATCAGCCCAAGATATCAATGGCTCTTTGATTCAAAGTGCAAATGCAGTTATGCAATGGGCTACAGAAAGTAATTCTGGTATAGCTCAATTTACTCGTGGATTTATTGGATTAAGTCCTGGCATTGGTGCATCAACTGTAGCTTTAGGTGGATTTTTAAGAAGTGCAGGGGATATAAATAATTCTTTAGGAAAAGGAATAACAGGTTTTAGCAATTTGGCAAAAACTACTCAAATTGTTAGTCAAGGATTTAAAAACGGACATTCCGCTAGTGAAATTGCAACTGTAGGCTTAAAGAATTTAGCAAAAAATTCATTAACTGCTGCAATAGCTCAAAAAACATTAGCTACTGCTGCATTTATTGCTCAACATGCTATGGCGTTTGGAATAGCAGGAGCAATTGCAGTTGTAGTTACTGCTTTAACCCTATTTTTTACTAAAACCAAAACCGGACAACAAATGTGGTCTAGTTTTATTAACTGGTTAAAAACAGCGTGGAATGGACTTTCGCAATCAGCAACTAAACTATGGCAGTCAATTGTCAAAAGTTTGCAACCAATAATTAAACAATTACAGGCTCTCTGGAAACAATTCCAAGTATTCTTTAAAACTATGTGGAATTTACTAAAACCAGTTGCTACGCCTGTTTTTCAATTCATTAAAGCTAGAATTACACGTGATATGAGAAATATCATGACAGTCATAAAGACTATGATGAATATCATTAAGGTTGTATTTTCTGCTGGCTGGAATGCATTAACAATCGTAGTTAGAACGACTTGGAACATTATTAAAACAATTGTAAGTACTTGGCTTTCGGTTATCACTGGATTGCTTAAGGCTGGAACAGCTTTAATGCGTGGTGATTGGTCAGGTGCTTGGAATGCAATGAAGAGCGTTGTTTCTGCTATATGGAACGGTATTAATTCAGTAGTAAATACTTACTTAAATGCTTTGAGTTCACTTGTTCGCAACATGATGAATGCTGTTAAGGGAATTTTTAGTTCAATATGGAATGGAATCAAAGGAATTTTCCATAATAACGTTCAATTTATAAAAGATGTCATGCACATTGATTTAGGCGTTCAAGGTAGGGCAATAATGAACTCACTTCTAAAAGGTCTAAAAGATGCTTGGGAGAATGTTAAGAGCTTTGTAAGTGGTATTGGTAACTGGATTAAGGAACACAAAGGTCCATTATCTTACGATGAACAGTTATTAATCCCAGCAGGTCAGGCTATCATGTCTGGTTTGAATGGCGGTTTAACTAACGGATTTAGTGATGTTCAAGATAATGTTTCTGGAATGGCTGGAATGATTTCAAGTCAAGTTACTGGAATCATGGATAAAGCGCAGAATGCTTTGAACGATGACCAGTTGACCATTCCTGCAATTAATTATCAACAGTATTCCGAATCAATTGACCGACTTAATGGTATGGTTCAAGGTGGTAGTTATAACCAAAATGTAACTATGCAAGAGAGCGGATTGCAGAAGACTAACACTGAATTACTTCGTAAGATTGCCAATAAAGATAATACGATGATCCTTGATGATGGTACATTAGTAGCCAAGACAGCCCCTAAGATGGACGAATCAATTGGTGGCAAGGTTAACTTGAAAGATAGGTGGTCAAAATAAAAGATTTATTTTCTCAATTTAATCATCAATATCAAGAGAGGTACGACTTTCATGATTTAGATAAGAATTCAGACATTGATCTTTATATGTCGCCTGATGAAGGTTTTACCTTTGCTAACTTCAACTCGGCTGACAAGGGTTGGTGGCTTACTAAAAGGGATGCACCAACGCCAAAAGAGAAAGAGATCACTTACTCTGTTCCTTATTCGCAAGGCGAGGAAGACTTTTCTAACTTAGATAATCAACGTTTTTTCGAGGCTCGTGAAATCACTTACGAGCTTCTTTTAGTTGACGAGGATTACTCATATAGGAAAGCCAAAGAAAAGGAAATCAAACGTCTAATTATGCAAGCTGCAGGATATAGAGAGCTTGATGATACTTTCAATTCTGGCTTTTGCTTTTCGGCAAAATCTGAAAGCGTTGAGTGTTCTGATGATGAAAGTAACGGTACTTTAACAGCAACAGTTAAATTTAAGGCATATCCTTATGCAATTGCTAGAAGTTATGAAGGTAGTGATATTTGGGACGAGATCAATTTTGATAACTGGGAATGCCAGCAAACTTCTTTTGAAGTTAATGACAATTCTGTTAAGGCTGACCTTGATAATTACGGCTCTAAGCCAGTAGAACTAGGTTTTGCGGTTACTGGGAAAGTTAAAGTAACAGGAACTAATATTAATCTTGAATTAGATCAGGCTGGCGCAACTAAGGTAACAATAATGCTACCAGTTGGAGTAACCAGTTTGACTGTTTCAGGTAACGGCACAGTTCACTTCCAATTCAAGCGGGAGGAGATGATTTAGTGGGCTATAGGATTGTGGCATACGATAAGCCAACTGATAAGGGTGGATTTATCGTGTATGACCAAAACCTAGCAACAAGGAATTTAGTATCTGGAAGTTTGAATTTAAAGCTAACCGATATTGATGATCTTGATCTTACTGTTAATCAGTTAAATCCTCTCTATGATCGTGTTGAGCCATTAATAACTCACATTGAAGTTTATGAAGATGATGAGCTT